TAGGACAATATTTCGCAGGCAAGCACCACACCGCCCCGGCGATCAGGGCGGGCAGGTGCTTTTTTATGAGGTGAATGAATGGAATATTACGGAATTAACTACTTACGGCGAAAGCTGGCACTGAAACGGGTTCGGGTTCGGGTTCGTTACAACTATTACGAAATGAAAGACCGCGCCGGCAGACCGTCCGCAGTTATGCCGCCATGGCTTAAGGGCTTATATACGGCGTGTGTAGGGTGGTGCGCAAAATCGGTGGACGCATTGGCGGACCGTCTTGTGTTTGACGGTTTCGAAGATGATTTTTTCCAATCCGAAACCATTTTTAACGAAAACAACCCGGATATTTTATTTTCTTCCCTGATTCGGGAAAGCATGGTCGCCGGTTGTGCTTTTGTCCAGATTGCGCACGGCGAAAACGGCGAAAAAATCCCCCGGCTTTCCGTACTGACCGCAGACAGGGCAACCGGAATTATTGACGAATTCACCGGATTACTAAAAGAGGGTTACGCCGTTTTGGAAAAAGACGAAAACGGGGACCCGATTTTAGAAGCGTGGTTTACCCCGGAATTTACGGAATATTACAAGAAAGGCGCCGAGCCGTACAGGGAAGAAAACCCCGCACGCTGGCCGTTATTGGTTCCGGTAATGTTCCGCCCGGATGCCAAGCGACCGTTCGGGCATTCGAGAATTACCCGCGCCGGAATGTATTATCAGGATTTGGCAAAATCGACCCTAGAGCGTGCCGAGGTTTCGGCGGAGTTTTACAGCTTCCCGCAGAAATATGTTTCGGGACTTGACCCGGACGCGGACGCGCTGGATACATGGCGGGCGACCATTTCAACTATGCTCCGTTTTGACAAGGACGAAGCCGGCGACCGCCCGACCCTTGGACAGTTCACCCAGCAGAGCATGTCCCCATATACGGAACAGCTCAGAACAGCGGCAGCAATGTTCGCCGGAGACAGCGGGCTGACCCTTGACGACTTGGGGTTCGTAACGGACAACCCCAGCAGCGCGGAAGCGATCAAAGCAGCGCATGAAAATTTACGGGTAACCGCCCGCAAGGCACAACGGACCTATGGATCCTCATTCGGAAACGTTGCCTTATTGTCCGCAAGCGTTCGGGATAATTTCGGCTATGCGCGTTCGCTGATTGCCGGAATGCGTCCGTTATGGCTTCCGGTATTCGAACCAGACGCCGCGATGCTTTCCACGGTTGGCGATGGTGCAATAAAGATTAATCAGGCAGTACCGGGATACTTCACAAAAGAAAGCTTGAAAACCCTGACCGGAATAGAACCGGCAGAGATTGAGGAACCGGAAACGGCGGTGGAGATCGTAACGGGAGCGGCTGAAGAATGAGCGAAGCGGGCGAACGGCTTCTGGCGGAAATCGGGCGCGCATTCAATAAGCGCATGAAGACCGACCGGAAGCTCTTACAGCTTGCCGGGAAGATACCGAAAAGCGCCGACTATATCACGGCGGGCGACTATGCGGTACGCACCGGAGAGCTTTTGAGCAAATCAATTATTGAAAACGTGGAAAATTTGCCGACCATATCGCGCGAGCTGGCGGGAGAAATTCTTCCGCCGCTGCTTGAGTATGATTACCAACTTGCAGCCGAGGCGGCGCGAAAGGTTCAGGAAAACCTAAACAGCGAAGCCGGGCTGGGTGTTGAAGCCGTGGTGGCTGACCTTGACACGAACCGAATAAATGGGCTAGTTGATAAGGTTTCGAGTTACGAAAACACCGCGGACAGCTTGTGGGTACTACAGGAACCCCTAATCAATTACAGCCAAGCCGTAACGGATCAGACCTTGCGCAAAAATGCGGAAGTGTCCGCAAAAATGGGCGTTGAACGGTACATAATAAGAACCACAGAGAGCCGCGAAACAAAGACCAGGAAGCCACGGAAAGGACGCAAAAAAGGCGCGCCGTATGTTGTTCCGTGCGAATGGTGCTCGGCTCAGGCTGGCCGTTATGAGTACCGCGGGAACGGCTCAAATATCCCGCATTCTGTATACCAGCGCCACAGCGGTTGCCGGTGCAAATTAACGTTTGTAAACGGTAAGAACCGGCAGAACGTTTGGGGACATTCGGAAACGTGGACGGAAGAGGACGCCGACCAAACAAAAAAGGCGGCGCGCACCAGAATGACAAAAGCCGAGAAACAGGCAGCGGAACAGCGCCGGCAGATTGCGGAAGCGCGACTGCGTGGGGACGTTGGTTTCCTGTCCGTTGACCCCTTATTGCTTAAACGGTGCGACCCCGATTTGCTGGATGCGGTTACGGACCGGCTCGCAGAGTTGGAAAAGCGTTTTAACATCGTGCACCGGTCAAAAACCCCAATGCTGAATTATGACGGCGCCCGGAGAAACGCCATCGCATACGTTGCGAGAAACCGGCTTGATTCCAGCAGGCAGGACATGTATTTCTGTAAAATGTTCCGGAGCGCTGAAGAGTTGATGGAACAGGAACGGCTGGCGGTAAGCGTTGGGTTTTCAATGCCGATTGACGTAAACGATATATATCAGTTGCAAACGTACACCGTGGCGCACGAATACGGGCACATGGTGCATAATTATCTGTATCATCAATACGTATTAGCAAACGGCGGTACAGGGTTTGCATTTGGAAATTCTATGGACGCTTTCATGTTCAGGATTAAGAAAGAAATACAAGAAATTGCACTTTCTCAAAATCCGGGCATGACGCTTTCCGACTTTATCGAAAAGACGTCCGAATACGGAAGAAGTAACAGTTATGAATTTTTCGCCGAAGCGTTCGCAAATTCGCAGGGGACAACCCCAAACGAGATCGGGCGCGCAATGCGTGTATTTTTAGAAAGGCAGGGTTTTTAGATGATTGAAAGACCATATTTTCTAAATAATCCGGAATGGTACACTTTCAACGCCGAAGAATGGCGGTACGAGCTGACCGACAAAGCGCCGGAGAAAGCGCGCGAGAGTTACGCCGAATTTTATAACAACACCGCAACGATAAACGGCGAAGAGTTCATCATCGACAAATAACGGAAAGGGGAAAGCATGGGAACGGTTAGAACCGGTTCTCAATTTCCCACGCAGGCCGTTATATTACCGTTTGAGCAATCGAAAGGCCCGCGGGCTATAGAAACATACGAGCAAAGCGGGCGCACCGCCCAGGAGTGGCAAAAACTACTTATAACCGACATCATGGCGACCGGTCCGGACGGGCTGTACGTACACCAAAAATTCGGCTATGAAGTGCCGCGCCAAAACGGCAAAGGCGAAGTAATAGCAATGCGCGAACTTCAAGGCATTATTGACGGGGAGCGCATATGCCACACCGCCCACAAAACGAGCACCAGCCACAGCGCTTTCATGCGTTTAATGAACCTGTTAACGGATGCCGGTTACGTTGAAGTATTGCGCCGGAAAAAGGGCGCAAAGATGCCCGAAAAGTCTTTCAAAGCGACCAAGCAATACGGGCTGGAGCAAATCTTCATAAATAACGGCGGCTATATCGTGTTTAGAACACGGACGGAAGCCGGCGGAATTGGTGAAAGTTTCGACACGCTGATTATTGACGAGGCCCAGGAATACACCCAAACCCAACAGGGCGCGCTGATGTACACAATAGCAGCCAGCCCGAACCCGCAGACGGTATTTTGCGGAACGCCGCCAACGCCACAGAGTAAAGGGGACGTCTTCGCACCGTTGCGGGATCGTGTGTTGTCCGGTAACGCATACGATACCGGCTGGGCGGAGTGGAGCGTGTACCAGATGCCGGCGGATATTATGGACGTTGACACATGGTACGCGACTAATCCGAGTTTAGGCACGCTGTTAAAAGAACGCACGATCCGGGGCGAAGACGTCAACAACGTTTTAGATTTTGTTATACAGCGTTTAGGTTTCTGGCATCGGTACGAATTAAAAAGCGAGATCAGCGAGAAAGACTGGCAGGCGTTACGGGTTCCGCATCCGCCAGCAGACTTGACCGGCAAGATATACGCCGGAATCAAATACGGCGCGGACGGCGCAAACGTGGCGCTATCAATTGCAATTAAGACCCGGCGGGGGAAAACGTTTATAGAATGCATTGATTGCGCCCCACAGCGTGAGGGGCTGGCTTGGATCGTGGATTGGCTGGCAAAGTGCCGAAACATTGGCGCCGTATTGGTAGACGGCAAAGGCGCGGCGGAGCTCTTGTTGTCCGAGCTTGCGAAAGAATGCCCGAAAGTTCCGGCACGTTCGCCGGCATGGGGTGAAATGATTATCGCTTGTTCGGGCTTCCGGCAGGCAGTGGACGCCGAGACGATCGAACACACCGGACAGCCCAGCGTGGTTCAAGCCGTTGCAAATTGTGAACGGCGCATGATTGGCAGCGCGGGCGGGTTCGGCTTCCGGTCATTGAGCCCGGACATTGAGGTGGCGATAGTTGAATCGGTAGCGCTGGCGCATTATGCGGCAAGCATTGCGAAAGAACGGAAAAAGCAAAAAATCAGGTATTGAGCCGGTTTCCTTACCGGCTTTTATACATTTACGCGAACACGGCGGAAACAGTGGGAAAAAGGAGAACAAAAACAAAATGGCAGAATTCAAAGTTATTGAAACGCAGGAACAGTTCGACGAGCGCATCAAAGAACGCATTGAACGGGCGGAAAAGAAGATCCGCGAGGAATTCACCGGATGGACAAGTCCGGCGGATTTACAGGCTTTAAACGAGACGCACGCGGGCGAAATTTCCGCACTTAAAGACGCCCAGGCGAAAGAACTTGAAAAGTACGCCGGTTATGATGAGAAATTCAGCACCCAGGCGGCACGGATCAAAGAGCTGGAAACGGACGCGTTAAAAGTGCGCATTGCAAACGAAAAAGGACTGCCGACAAGTGCGGTCGAATTCTTGCGCGGGGACGATGAAGAGACCATCACAGACAGCGCGGACAAGCTGGCGAAATTGTCCGGCAGCGCTCACGTTTTCGGGTTCACACGGAGCACTGAAGAAAAGACCAACCCGACAGCCGAAGCGTTCCGCGAAATGGCGCGGAAGTACGGCAAAAACTAAGCCGAAAGGAGACAGAAAACAATGGCTAATGTTATCAGCAGGGGAAACAACCTCCCGACTCAGATTGTTAACGAAATGTTTAACGCAGTTCAGGGCGAAAGCGCACTGGCAAAGGTTGCAGCGCAGCGCCCCATCGCTTTCAACGGAAATACTGAAATGGTTTTCACGATGGACCACGAAGCCTCCATCGTTGGCGAGAATGCCGCAAAGGTTAACGGCGGCGGAGCGGCAACCCCGAAAGTTATTCGTCCGGTAAAATTCGAATACGGCCTCCGTGTTTCCGATGAATTCCTGTACGGTTCCGAGGAATACCGCATGGACGTACTGCGGACATTCGCAGAGGGTGCAGCGCGTAAGATTGCCCGCGGTTTCGACATTGCGGCAATGCATGGCGTGAACCCGTATGATGGACAGGCGAGCAACGTTGTAAATGGTAACGACCTTGACGACCTTATCACCAACGACATTACCTACACCGGCAAGCGTGCCGACATTCGCGGAGCTATTGCCCTGCTTAACGGCGGAGACGTTAACGGCATCGTTCTTTCCAACACATACGCGGCGGCGCTGGCTTCCGAAGTTACCTCCGGCATTGCTCAGAACCCCGAGTTCTATAACAGCCTGAAGCCCGAAACATTCCTGGGCGTTCCGGCCGCTGTAAATTCGACCGTATCATTCGGCGCAACACCGACAGCCCACGCATATGTTGGCGATTGGTCCGCGTTCCGTTGGGGCTATGCAAAGGAGATCCCGCTGGAAGTCATCGAATACGGTAACCCGGACAATGACGTACAGGCGGGCGACCTGAAAGGACACAACCAGGTCTACCTCAGAGCCGAAGCGTATATCGGTTGGGGAATCCTTGCTCCGCAGATGCTGGCAAAGGTTGAGCCGTAATGAATACGTACCGGAACGTCAAGACGGGCGTAACGGTGCAAATACAGGGCGAAGCGCGGGGAGATTGGGAATTGGTACCCGCCCCCGCTTCCGAGCCTGTAAAGGCGCCTGAAACGCCTAAAACGGAACCGAAGAAACGCAAAGCAAAAGCAAAGAAATGAGGTGACGATATGGCAGAGTTACAGCCATTCGCAACCGTTGCAGATATTGCGGCATTTTACCGAGCGCTAACCCCGACCGAGGAAAGCAGGGCGACAGCGTTGCTCCCTGTCATTTCTGACGATTTGCGGGTGCGTGCGGAGCGTGTGGGCATGGACCTTGACGACATGGCGCAAACCGTGACCGGCTATTCTTCAGCGTTGAAAGAGGTAACGGCCGGAGCTGTTTTCCGTATCTTACGGCAGGACATGAGCGGGGAAGCCATGACGCAATACAGCCAAAGCGCGCTCGGCTATTCCGTATCCGGTACGTATGCAGTACCGGGCGGCGGTATCGGTTCGGCGATCATGCCCAGCGATTTAAAACGCTTGGGAATCAAACGGCAAAGATACGGCGTTATTGATTTTTACGCACCAAAGGACGGCGAGACGGTATGAGCTTAATCAAAGGCGCAACCGTTACGCTGTACGAAAAAACGCAAACAGGGACGGACCCATTCGGGGCGCCGGTTTACAGCACAACGCCAGCGGTGGTTGATAATGTGCTAATCGGGCAGCCCAGCGCGGAAGAACTTACAAGCGAACTAAATCTAACCGGCCGGCGTATTTCTTACGTTTTAGGAATTCCAAAAGGAGACGCGCACCAATGGGAAAACCAGTTAGTAGAGTTTTTCGGCGAAACGTTCCGCACGTTCGGCGCGATCGAACGCGGGATCGAAGAGAACGTCCCCGGGCCGTGGCATTTCAAAATCAAATGCGAGCGGAGCGCGTGAAATATGGCACGCGTAAAGTTTGTGCCGGATGATGCCGGAATACAGGCGTTTTTGAAATCGGCGGACGTTGCGGCGCTCATTTCGAGTTATGGCGCAAACGTTGCGGCACGAGCCGGCGAGGGTTTCGAGATGGACACCCAGAACGGAAAATTTCGTGCTATTTGCCGAATATCAGCAGAGACGGACGGGGCGAAACGTAAAACGTACATGAACACGTTATTAAAGGCGTTGCACAAATGATAGAACGGACTATTTACGAATATTTGCTGGAACAGTTCCAGGGCGCCGGCGTGGGTGTTTATATGCAGATACCCGACCCCGACCCGGTGCCGACACTTGAAGAATCGGACCCGTTTATCGTTATCGAAAAAACGGGGTCAAGTATGGAAAATTGGGTGTGCGAATCAACGGTCGCCGTTCAGTCTTACGCGGGCACATTGTACAAAGCCGCAGACCTAAACAGGCAGGTTATAGCCGCCATGTTTGGGGCTATTGCTTTAGACGAAATAACCCGCGTGGAATTAAACAGCGATTACAATTTCACAGACCCCGAAACAAAACGGCCGAGGTATCAGGCCGTTTTTGACATTACGCATTATTACCGAGATTAAACGAAAGGGGAGAACATGAGCGATATCTCAAAAATTGCCGTAGGTAAACCCAAAACAGGCGGGGCGCTTTACTATGCACCCAAGGGGACAGCAGTTCCCACGGATGCAACAACGGCACTCGGTTCGACGTTTGTTCAGACCGGCTATATTTCCGAAGACGGACTGACCCAGGAGATCACACGGGACAGCGAAGACATCAAAGCATGGGGCGGGGACACGGTTATGAGTCCTCAGACCGAGTATTCTGAAAAATTTACATTTTCCCTGCTTGAGACGCTGGACGTCAATGTGAAGAAACTTGTTTACGGTGATGCAAACGTAACCGAGACAAACGGCGCAATCACAGCAATTTCAAACAGTGCCGAGCTTGCGGAACATGCTATGGTCATCGAAATGATACAGGGCGGCCGCGCGGTTCGCCGTGTCATTCCGTGCGCCAAGGTTACCGAAATCGGAGAGATTACCTACGTAGACGGCGAGCCGATCGCGTACGAGCTGACAGTAACAGCGCTTCCGGATGCATCCGGCAACGCGTCCTATGAGTACACAGCAGCCGCGTAACTGACACATGGAAAAAGAAAAGGGCAGAACAAAATCCGGTTTTGAGTTTGAAATCGACCGGAGCGTTATTGATATGGAATTGCTGGACGAGCTGGCGGACATGCAGGAAAACCCCGCGCTTACGGGACGGGTTCTTGCGCGTCTGTTAGGCAAAGACCAGAAACGGGCATTATATGACCATATCAGGGACGAAAACGGGCGCGTGCCGATTGACAAGGCGGCGGCCGAACTTGTGGACATTTTCAAAGCGTTTGAAAACGGAAAAAACTTCTAGCCCTTGCCGCAATGATACACGCCGACCGTAACGCGTTAATTTGCGATATGGCCGAGACATATCATATTTATTCGCTTGAATCGCTGCCGGTTGATACGGTGGCGGTTCTTGCGTGCGGTTTAAGGGCGACAAGCAGAATTAAACAGAAACTGACCGGCGTGAACGTTGCGCCGGATATTTTATTACTTGCGCATGCCGTGGATGCATTGCGGATCCTTGTATGGCAGCCGACAAAAGACGGCCACAAGAACCGGAACAAACCGGAAAGCATAGTAGAACAGCTTCTCGGAATTGAACGCCAGGGACGGAAGAAAACAGCCGTTACAGCATTCGACACACCGGAAGAGTTCGAGCGGGCACGGCAAGCGATAATCGAGAAAGCGAGGGCGCGCAATGGCTAACACATTGGGTACGGCTTACGTACAAATTAAGCCAACCACCAAAGGAATAACGGGCGAGCTTGAAAGCGAACTTTCCGGGAGCGCAGACAAAGCCGGAGCATCAGCCGGAGCGGGGCTTGCCAGCAAATTAAAGGGCGCATTACTTGCCGCCGGAATCGGTAAGGCCCTTGTGGACGTAACCAAACACGCATTAGAAGCCGGCGGAGCAATGCAGCAGAGTTTCGGCGGCTTGGATACTATTTACGGCGAAGCATCCGGCAAGGCTAAAGAATTTGCCATGCAGGCGGCGGAAATGGGCATCAGCGCGAACGATTACGCGGAACAGGCGGTATCATTCGGCGCAAGCTTAAAACAGGCGTTCGGCGGGGATACCGAAAAGGCAGTGGAAGCGGCAAACACGGCAATTATGGACATGACCGACAACGCCGCGAAAATGGGCACGCCTATTGAAAACATTCAATCGGCGTATCAGGGTTTTGCGAAGCAAAACTACACCATGTTAGACAACTTAAAACTCGGTTTGAATTATTGACACCATAGCCGAGTATAAACCGGGCAAAAACGGGGAAACCTAAGCGGCAACGTATGGCAATCCCGTGATACCGTTACAGATTGCGTAAAGGCTGTAACGCATTGTAGAGCATAGGGCGTGAATAAATATAACCGCCCCACGAGTGCCCGGCCGGTGCATCCGGAAAAGATATGCCGACCTTGCGGGAAACCGTAAGAAGTTGGGGATAAAAAGCCCCAGCGTTAACAAGTGTATGGTGGCACAAAAACAGAAATGGAGCGCCTGCTGAAAGATGCGGAGAAAATCAGCGGCGTAAAATATGACATTTCAAACCTTGGAGACGTATATGACGCCATCCACGTTGTACAAGGTGAATTAGGTTTAACAGGCGTTGCGGCGGATGAAGCGAAAACAACGCTAACCGGTTCGCTTGGAGCAATGAAAGCATCGGCGGAAAACTTTCTCGCAACGCTGACCACAGGCGGGGACATTTCCGGACCGCTTACGCAGTTACTGACAAGCGTTTATAACTTTTTGGTTAATAACCTTGTGCCAATGCTTACAAATTTAGTAATGGCAATTCCGCCGACATTATCAACATTGTTTACAACGCTGGCGCCGCAGATCGGGCAGGCGTTCAATACCGCAATGGCAGCGGCACCGGGGATCATCGAAAGCGGAACGCAGATGGTTAACAACGTAGTAAACGGAATTTTGCAGGGTTTGCCGGGATTTATTGAGCAGGCGTTCAGCATGTTAACGCAGTTCGTGGGCGCAATCATGGACAACTTGCCTGCGCTTTGGGAATCAGGCGTCAATATCATTTTGAACCTTGTAAATGGAATCATTGCGAACTTGCCCCAGATCGTAACGGGCGCATATCAGGCAATTTTTGGATTTTTGGCTGAAATCGGGGCGCATCTTCCGGACCTTATCGAGGCAGGTTTCCAGCTGATAACTAATCTTGTTGTCGGTTTGATTAACGCGATTCCTGACATTATCGCGGCAATTCCGGAGATCATTTCCGGCATTGTGGACACGTTTGCGTCCTTTGACTGGCTGCAGATTGGTAAAAACATCATTGACGGTATTGCTAACGGACTTAAAAATTTTGCGAAAGGATTATGGGACGCGGCAAAGAATCTTGCAAAAGGAGTATTTGACGCAGTCGGAAACTTTTTCAAAATCGGCAGCCCGTCAAAGCTCATGCGGGACGAAATCGGAAGATGGATCCCCGCCGGAATTGCCGAGGGAATCCGGGACAATATGGACACGTTAACAAGCGCGATCGACACCGCCGGGGCGTATGGTTCCGTATACATGTCCGGAGCCTACACGCCGGGCGAAACGTACAACGCAGGCGCGGAGATCGTGGACGCAATCTCAAACGCTGGCAATAACGCAAACGTTAACGTTAACGTTACGCTTCAGGGAGACGCAGGCAAACTGTTTAGAGTTATCGAAAAGACAAACACACGGCGCACAAAGGCAACGAATTACAACGTTTTAGGGTATGGGGGGTAAGTTATGGCGGTTTTGGAATTCTTCAAAATTAACAACACGGATTTAACCCCGTACATGGATTATCAATCGTACGAAATGAACAGCGCGCCGGTTATTCGTGAATGGACTGACGGAAACATGATAGACCACAGGGAGACGATACGTTACCGCCGTTCCGGTGGTTTCCGTCTTGCGTTCTTTTCCGCGAGTGATTACACGGCGTTTCTTAACCTGCTGGCGCTGAACGTGAACGAGTACGGGTTCTATACCGTTACGGCATTCGTACAGAACACGAACGCCACAGATACGTTTTATGCATTCATCGACACCAGCGCCGAAGCGAAGTGGGACTTTGTAAACGGGCGGGAATGCCGAACGGTTACTGTAACCGTTAAGGAGCGTTGACATGCTGAATATACCGGAAGAAATAAAAACGCTGTTCAAGCGTGACGACATTTTCAAAAACTTCCACGTCCATTTTCCTAACTCTGAATATACCGATTTAAACAACGATGATATTGTTTCGGAATCGGTAGAGTTTACGGAATCGCTCTGCAGCCAGCAGGCGTTCCGGTTCGGGCTTACGGAAGCGAGCGAGATAA